CGCTTCACCGTCTCGGGCTACGGGCAGAGAAACTACATCAAGATGCTCGAAAACAAGGACGATGCCATTGAGGACATAGGGGCATTCGATGTGGATAATAGCACCCTGGAGAAAGAAAAGACGCTGTTTTCTCTCAAGATAGAGTCCGGCATGGACAGCCGCATTGCCGACTACATGAACCGCTCCCTTGTTGTGAATCCCAACCCTACAGAATATACCCTTGTTGGCGTGGGATGGCAGGCCAGAGCATACAAGAACGAGCCCCTTACCGGGCTGTACGAAATCGAGTGGGTGCACAACAAGGCTCTGGTCACAACAACCCTCACCGATGGAATGGTTGTGCTGCTACCGGAGCAGACCAATGCAGCGCAAAACGGCCTGTGGGTGGCACATTCTGGGGCGTGGACCAGGCATCCGCTCATGGACACATGGGCCGAACTGGTGGACGCCTACGTGGGTTACGCCTATGATGATGGCAAGCCCATATTCCACTGCACGGCCGCGGCCGGTGGAACCATTGGGGTGACGGAAAACTACTGGGAACAGGTCTGGGATGATTCGATGATATACGTGAGCAACAACACCGTTGCAAACATCCCGCTTATAGAGAAGACCCCGGCCGATGGCTACGGTGACGAAGAACTGAACATCCGCGAAGGCAAGCCCCACATTGTGGAACTCACCCCAATGGCGATTGTTCCCATGACAGACATTAACGGGGACACTCAGTACCTACGGGCCGCCAACCATGTGACAGCACAGAGCTTTGTTGATTCATTCTACTCAGAAATCGTTGATATGCTATCGAGCGCGAAGATTCAGGAAGCGTACTTCAACCTGACCGCCGAGGACATCGAAAATCGAGACCCATTTGTGCCGGTGTGGGTAGAGAAATACGGGGCCTACTTTTTTGTCAACAAGATTGTGAACTTCCAGAGTGGAAGGCTAACCAAATGTGAACTGATTAAGCTCTAAGATAATGGCAGACGTAGAAAAGAAAGTACTACTCAATGTAGAGATCAAGGCAACCGAGGCCCTGAAAAACCTAACCGACATAAGGGGAAGGATTGAGCTGCTCCGAAAGGAACAGGCGGGGCTGGATAAATCCACCGAATCCGGGAGGATGGAATATGAGCGACTGGGCCAGCAGATTAAGGTTCTCAACAAAGAGGCACAGGGCTACGAGAAGCAGATACAGAATACGGCTAAAGCCAACCGGGAGCAAACCGGAAGCCTTGAGCAACTCAAGGCCCAGTTGTCGCTCAATACGGCGGCTTACAGCAAGCTAAGCGATGCACAGAAAAAGACCGCAGAAGGGAAAGCCCTGCAAAAATCCATCCTTGACACGACCAACAGCCTGAAGGAACAAGAGAAGGCCATGGGTAACACGTTCCGAAATGTAGGTAACTACGGGGACGCTTTCAAGTCTCTCCCCGGTCCCATTGGCAGGGCTGTATCCTCTGTTCAGACATTCAGTAAGTCCCTATGGGCACTGGTGGCAAACCCTATTGGTGCGGTTATTGCGGCCATTGTTGCCGGACTGTATGCCCTATACTCTGTATTTAAGTCCACCGACTCAGGGGCCACCGCTTTTGCATCAACACTCAAAGCGTTGGGAAATGTGATGGATGTGATTATTGACAGGGGTGTTTCGTTTTTTAAGATGCTCTGGTCTATTGCTACATTTGATTTCAAAGGCATCAAGCAAAACGCTCAGGATGCCTTTGGTGGTGCCGGTGCCGCTATCAGGGATGCCGCAAAAGCAGGATGGGAATATGAGCAGCAGATGGACCGGATTAAAGACCGCGAGACTGGTATGCTTATAGGAAATGCGGAACTACGCAAGTCCATTGAGGAGCTCAAGAATGCCGCAAAGGACCAGTCCAAGACCAACGCCGAGCGGCTGGCCGCCTCAGAGGAGGCCATGAAGAAAGAAAAAGAGCTCCTGGAGAGGGAAAAACTGAACATGGAAGACAGGACCAAAGCTGAGCGGGATAATCTGGCAGCAAAGATACAGATTAACGGCCTTTCTGTTGCCGACAAACAAAAGACGCTGGACAAATGGCTGGCCATTGACGGGAAGGAGCTCGAAAGCGCTTTCGCTAAAGATGCTGAGTTCGCCCGGTTCTACAATGAAAATGAAGACGACATTCAAAACCTTCAGAAGCTTAAGGCGGAGGACGTTTTGAAGGATGCCGAGTTTCAGAGAGAAACCCGCCGCCTACTTTCTGAGCAATCGGGATTCAAAAAGCAACTGGCAGACGAGGAGAGGGCGGCTATCGAAAAGGCCCGCTCAGAAAGGGAGAACAATGCCAAGCAGCAACTGGACCTTCAGGGGCAGTTGCTGGAGTCTATGATCAAAGCCGAAGCTGGCTACCAGTCCGATGACTTTGAAACGAAACTGGGTTACGCTCAGAGGCTCTTTGCGCTGTCTCAAAAACAAAAGAAGGATGATCTTGATTTGCAGCTGAAATACGGCAAGATCAAACAGGACGAATACAACAAACAGAACCAGATACTGGCCAACGCTCAGGCCGAGTTCGACAACGCCCAGATGGCACAGAGGGAGAAGTTTCTCAAGGACAAGACAAAAGAGGTTCTGGATATGCTTCAGAAGGACGCGGCCGCGCTTACTCAGGAAACAGCCGACAAATACAAGGAGGCCCTCAAGACTATCAACGAGTCTGACATGGCCCCGGACGAAAAGAAATTCTACTCAACGGCCCTGCGCCTTCAGTATCAGAAGGAGATAGAGCAGATTAACGCCGACTCGATTGCAAAGCAGATTGAGGACATTGAAAAGGCGGTTAATGGCCAGTATGACGAAGACATGAAAAGGTTTTCCGACAACGAGATAGAAAAGAACCGCATAGCCCAGAAGTCGCTTGAGGACATTATTGCAAAGAAAAAGGCCGCCGGACTGAGCACCCTTGAAGACGAAGCAAAACTCAGGGTCTTGCAGAGTCAGGGGAATATGATGCAGTTGAACCTGGACCTACTCAATGCGAACCTAACAGCAAAGCAAAAGTACGAGATCAACAAAGAGTACCTGGAAAAAGAGCTGGAGATCAACAAGGACAATGCTGCGGAGGTAATCCGACTCAATGCCGAGATGGCAAAGAGCGACAAAGAGTACATGCTCGCAAGAATCGAGAACGTTACCAACTGGGCAAAAAAGGCCCTTGACTATGCCTATGATTTCTCCGCAGCATTTTCCCAGATAGAGAATAACCAGCTCGAAGAGTACGCACAGAAGAATGAGCGGCAGAAGGAGATCCTCAAGGCAAGGTTTGACGCCGGGCTGATCAGCCAGGATCAGTATGATGATCAGGTGGAGAGGATGGACAAGGAGCTAGACCGGAAAAAGACCGAGATTGCAATCAAGCAGGCAAAGAGGGAGAAGCTGCTGAAAACATTCTCCGTTATCACCTCAACAGCATCGGCAATCGCACGGGCACTCTATGATTATGGATTTCCATTCAACCTTGTTGTGTCTGGCATCATTGCGTCCCTTGGTGCCGTACAGCTTCAGGCCGTACAGTCAGCACCGCTACCAAAAGCATCACGCGGTATGCTGCTTAAAGGTAAGTCACACGCACAGGGTGGAATTCCCATCGAAGCCGAAGGTGGTGAGGCTATCATTAATGCCAGAAGCACACAGATGTACAAGCCCCTGTTATCTGCCATCAATGAGGCTGGGGGTGGGGTTAAGTTCGCAGGTGGCGGAATCCCTGGAGCAAGGTTTTCAGGAGATGGTGGCTACTCGGTGCGCAATTTTGTCAACCAGACAACCGGTATAACGCAGGACCAGATAGAGAGCATTGTTCGCGGAATCAAGGTGTATGCCTCCATTGAGGACATCCGAAGGGGAGACAAGAACTACGCAGAGATAGAGAGCCGGGCCAGTTACTAAGCTACTATCATAACATTGATAGTAAAAAAGAGACAGCGTTGGTGTACTATTGTGTAATATATTATATTACAAGTCCCCAATGCTGGACATCAAAGTATATCGGGTAATCAACAACGAGACTGAGAACGTCTTCATGAACATTGACGGCGTAGAACAGGATGTTTTCTTTTCTGCTGAGTCGATGAATAAGGTCTTGGAACAGAACCCAGACGAAAAGGACATCCGCCTGAGAATACACTGTGATGGCGGCTCCACCGAAGAGGGCTTTGCCATATATGACATCCTTCGCACTTCCGGAAGAAACATATATGCCAACATCGATGGGGGCTGCCACTCAATGGCTACCATCCTACTGCTCGCTGCTGCAAAAGAGAACAGGTCCGCAAACCCCAACGCAAGGGCATTAATCCATGAGGTCCGTGGTGGTGCATTCGGAACGGCCGAGGAGATGCGCGCGCAGGTTGAACTTGTTGAGCAGGAACAGCAGCGCATCCTGGATATATACGCCGAGCGCACAGGATGGGACAGGGCAGAACTGGAGGCGATGATGAAGGAAGAAAAATTCATCTCAGCCCAGGACCTGCTCAAATACGGCTTCATAAGCAAAATCAATTCATACAGTACCAACCAAAAAACCAATCCAATGGCAAAAATTACAGATTCGATGGCCAAACTGTTGGGACGGGTGGACAGCCTTATTACAAAGGCTACAAACCTGCTCGATGACGAGGGGCCAAAAAACTACACCTTCACCGATGCCGATGGTGCCGTGCTTTTCTCCACCGAGAAAGAGGATGACTCCATTGCCGTAGGTGATGCAGCGAAACCGGACGGGGTGTTCACGCTCCAGGACGGCAGGACGGTTACCATCGCCGAGGGCGTGATAACAGAGATTAAGGAGAAGGAGCAGGCCGAAGACACCGCAGCCCTTCAGGAGCAGGTTACTAACCTGACGGCCGAGAACGAAAGCCTGCGCAATGCGCTCACTGAAACCAAAAACCTCTTAACCGAGGTGCGTAATCAGTTGGGTAGCAACTACAAACCGGCTAACCGTGTGGTTGTTCCAGGCGCAAAAAACAGATCGGGTGCTGTTAAGTCATTCGAGGACATCAAAACAGAAGCCCGCGAAAAGCGGGAACAAATGAAAGGAGGGCTTAAATAATGGCTGCTATTCTTGATTTTTCAAAGTTTGCTTTTGACGAAGAACAGATCCGCGCGGTAAAGGAACTCATCTATGACGAGGTCATTGAGGCCCCCGAGTTGAGCCTGTTCCATACGAGCTTCGAGGGCATCGTGTATGACAAGGAAGTTGGATTCATCGGAAAAGGTGGCCTGGTTGGCGTTGCTCACCAGGGTTGTGACCCAGAGCCCCAGTCCTACAATATTGGCACACGCGTCATCAAATGGGAACCTAAGGGCTGGGAGATTTTCCTTGAGCAGTGCCGCAGCGACATTGAAGCCACTGCCGCCGTGTACTCAACAAAAGTTGGCGTTGATTTCTCCGACTTCACAGCAACCGACTACATGAACATCATCGTAGAAAGGTTGGTTCAGTCTGTGAAGGAATTCGCTATCCGCCTGTTCTGGTTCTCCGACACCGCCGCCACCAATGCAGTGAGCGAGGAACTTCCTCTGGCTGCTGTGACGAATCAGAACGAAGATGTATATCTGGCTGCTGTTACCACTCAGGTAACCGGAGAGGCCCTGGACGGTACCGTGTACCTTGGTTCGGCAACCAAGGACGGCACCTACACGGTGAAAACTGCCCTGGCTGATGGGACTGTTGTGTACCAGAAAGCAACCGCAGAGGAAGGGAATGCCGTTGCTGAAACTGACTACTACTCTCGCTCTACGAGTGAAGTGGTGAGCGTGCTTCGTGACACCATCAACGGAACCGTGTATGAAGCAGTAACCTCCGCAACTGTTGGAGCCGTGAAGTGCGCTCTGGCCAATGGCACTGTGGTTTATCTGGCCGCTGCTGCGTACACCGATCCCCCTGAAGCTGGAACCGCCTATTACAGCAAGCACGCAACATCGAAGGTAACCATTAACAGCGGTGGCAACATCACCGCAGCCCTGGATGAAGATTACTTCACCATTTTGGATGGTTTCTTCAAGCAGATGATCACTCAGTACACCGCCAATCCCGCCCAGAGGGTGGCCATTGCCGAAAACGCCGGTCTCACTGAAGCATCGCAGGCCCTTTTGCCTGCAAATGTTCAGGGATACCTGAAGGCGCTGTACTACAATGCCCCGAAGGTACTCCGAGGCAATCCCGGTGGCTTCATTCTGTGTACGCAGTCGTTCTACGATGCCTATGAGCAGTCGCTGGATGGGACCAACATCGAGTCGATGTACAGAAACATCACCGACAAACTCAGGTCGCTCACCTACAAGAGTGTTCCACTTGTTCCCATTCCCATCTGGGACAACATCATTGCGGAGTGCTTCGACAACGGTGACGCCCTGCTGAATCCTCACCGGGCTGTGTACACAACCAAAGAGGTGCTGGCCATTGGCGTTGACTCCATGAGGTCGTTCGGAGACATGGACGCATGGTACGACAAAAACAGCCGCAAGGTGAAGATTGAAATGCAGGGCAAGGCCGACGCCAAACTGGCCAACCCCAGCCTGTTCATGATTGCCATCTAATCACCGGGGGGCTTCGGCCCCCTTAAATACTCTTTTATAATGCCAAGTATTGACTGCTCAAAAATATCCGCAGGCCTTACCGCTGCGGTATGTGGTGCGAGGCCCCTCGCTGGACTGGGTTCGCGGGTTATCCTGATGAACTATTCCGACATCGACAAAACGGCAAGCACGGTAACCTCGAACGTTATCAGCGCCATCACCCTAAAGGGTGCCGCCGTGGCGTATGAATTCTTTTCGCTTCCCGACACTATGCAGGCTGATTGTGCTTTCGAGCGCGGTACCTACATGGGCCTGTGGGCGCACAACCTGAACCTTAAGGTGTTCACCAAGTCGGAAACGGCAAAGGCGTTCATCAACTCGCTCAAGGATGCCCGGCTGGTGGCTATCGTTGAAAACAACGAGGCAGGCACCGCAGGTGAAATCAAGTACGAAGCCTACGGATGGGAGTCTGGGATGAAGCTCACCGAGGCCCCCGTTTCTTCAGCCGTGGCTGATGGGCTGGTGTGTGATCTGAAGCTGGCTTCGACCGATGGAAGCAAAGAAACTTCAATCCAGAAGTCGGTGTTCATTACTTCGCTCACCGCTACCGAATCGATGCTTACCGCGCTGCTGAGCTAATGAGATGATCCAGAGACTTCAGAATCTGAAAGCAGGGAAAGGACAGTATCCAAACATGAGGGTACTGTCCGAAGCCCTGAAAGCCGACAATGCCCTGCGAAGTGAAGTTAACGCCCTGAGCAGGGTATTTCTTAAGAGGGACGTAAGCGGATGTTCCAGTTGCTGGACGGACGCATACCTCGAACTCATCCACCTATCTAATGAAATCGCTATGGAAAGAACAGCATGCAAGTTTGAGCTCCGCGCCGGCGTGCAAATCTGGCTCGGAAACAATTATTACACCAATGCCAACCTCACAGACAAAGTCGCTCTGGATTGGATCAACAAGGACCCCAAGAGGGTAGAAATGTTCCGCGTACTGCCAGAAAACATTGACACGATGCTTTCGGATTTTGTCCGCGAGAAATCAGGCGTTAAGCCTGCCCCTGCAAAGCCCGCTCCTGAGCCCGCAAAGGAACCCGCCCCGCAGGTGGAACAAAAGGCAAAGCCGACACCGGCAGAACGGATGGCAAAAGCCAGAGCCGCCAAAGCAGCAAAGGCGTAACGGTATTGTGGGGTGGAGCAGTGGTAGCTCGTCAGAGTCATTATCTGAAGGTCGCAGGTTCGATCCCTGCCCCCGCTACAAATCTTTCAGGGGATGAAAACAACGGTACTGAGAAAGGACAAGCGGTATAATGTCAAGGCGGACCGCAACCTAAACATACAGGCATACGGCGAAGGCAACGACTACCCTCAGCAGGTTATGGAGATAGTGGAGGCATCCGGCACCGGAAAGGCTTGTGTGGGAATATACGCAAAGTTCGTTTCCGGGAAGGGGTTCACAGATGAAGCTTTCTATAGGATGGCCATCAACGAAGACGGGCACACTAACGATTTCCTGGAAGATCAGATCGCAAAAGACCTCGCAATGTTTGGTGGCTTCGCGGTGCATGTCAACTACAATGCAAACTACCAAATCATCAGCCTCTCCCATATCCCCTTCGAGCACGTAAGGTTCGAGAAGCCGAATGATGCCGGGGAGTTTTCCCGTGTTGCCATTCATCCAGACTGGGGGAAGCGATTCACGGACCTCAGAAAGTTCAAGAAGGAGGACATTGATTTCATCAACCTGTTCGACCCGGACCCGTCAATTATCCGGGATGAAGTAATGCTGGCCGGAAGCTGGGAAAACTACAAAGGTCAGGTATATTACTACTCAAATAACGGACCAAAGACCTACCCAACACCCATATATGATGCCATTCTCACGGACATGAACACCGAGGAAGGCATTATGAACGTTTCAAACCGAAACGCCAGGAGCAACTTTCTGACGGCTGGGGCGTTTATAGACAAGCGAACCAAAACCGAGACCGAGGACGGGAA